TTCATCGAAGTCAAATCAACCCGACCACTGCCAATGTACTCTGTACCTGGCTTAATCGACCATTTCTAAGGAAAAATCATGGGCTTCTTCTCCGGAATATCTAAAGCCTTTTCCTCTGTCGCCAAAGTAGCTGCTCCCCTTCTCGGGGGCGCTATTGGCGCTGTAGGTCAAGAACGAACTAACGCGAGCAACATCGCACAATCTAAGGAACAAATGGACTTCCAAGAGAGAATGTCCAACACATCATATCAACGAGGGGTCGCAGACTTGCGTAAAGCCGGCTTAAATCCAATGTTAGCCTACTCCCAAGGGGGAGCATCCACCCCCGGCGGAACAAAGGCCGATATAGGCAATGTGACTGCTGCCGGCATAAATGCCGCTACATCTGCAGCACAACTACAAAATACGCAATCTCAAACTCGCCTTAATGAAACTACAGCACAGAAAACCGCGGCTGAAACTGACCGAATTAAATCTGAAACTTTACCTGTAGAACAAAACGCTCAAAAACTATGGAGCGAAATCGACAAGAATTACTCTGTACGTGCCTTAAACTCAATCACGTACAACAAAGTCGAAAAAGAAATACAAAACGCCATTGAAACTAATGGCTTAATTAAAGCTAATACCAGCAATGCTCAAGCTAATAGACTTTTGACAAAAATCAAAACTCAATTAGAACGTACTTATCTAGCCGGCGCTAAAAACACTGAACGCTTTGAAGCTGGTACCGGCTCATCATCAACACTAATGAAAACTCTAGTCGAGTTTCTCAAAATAATGAACCAATCTAGGGGCACAAAATGAAAAAACCAATTTTAAAACCACACTTAAGGACACCTTACAATTATGACCGCAATAAAGCATCCCAAGACAGCGCTTTGCGCTGCAATGATTTGTCTCTTGCTCAACAACACATGCTCGAGTCAACCGATATCAACTACATCGTCAAACAATTTGGCATATCGGGCAAACTGCCTCAAGGAGTTAGAACTCCTACTTACGGAGACTTCACTGGAGTCTATGACTACCACTCAGCAGTTAACGCTATCGCACAAGCTGGAGAATCATTTGATAAAATGCCTGCCCACGTACGTGCAAGATTCCATAATGACCCACAAGAATTCCTCGAATTCTGCTCAAACGAAGGCAATGCCGCCGAACTAAAATCGCTGGGACTAATCGACCCAGCACTTACTCCGGAGCCAGACGAACCAGCTCCGGAAATAGCAACTGAACCTCCAGTTGCAGAGGTTACTACTACTTGATATAATAACCTCAAGTGACACCCTTTAGGGTTCACTACACAACACAACACTTTAAACAAAGGAACTATTATGCGACGTAACAAAGTTAACAAACGTAAATCAGCCAGAGCGTTTAATCGCTCTACCAAAACCACCAAAAAAGCAAACATGCGCGGAGTTATGCGTGGCGGCTATCGTCTATAAATGCCTTGCTTTAAACCACAAGATGCCTACCTTCTCGAAGAGGGTGGCATCACCTACAATTCAAATCACAAGGGGATACAACAACCCCTTACACTACCATGCCGCGGCTGCATAGGATGCAGAGCAGAACGCGCCCGGCAATGGGCTATAAGATGCACCCACGAAGCATCAATGCACAAAAAAAATACATTCATTACACTAACCTACGACGAACAGCACCTTCCTGCAGACTCGTCTTTGAATTACAAACACTTTCAACTCTTCATGAAAAAATTAAGGAAAAAATATGGAACTAAAATACGTTTCTATATGGCCGGCGAATACGGTTCGCAAACCAAAAGGCCTCATTATCACGCGATTCTTTTCAATCATATGTTCGAAGATGCAACGCCGCACACAACGTCGAAAAGCGGCAAACCTGTTCTCGTATCATCTGAACTTACCAAACTCTGGGGCAAAGGCTTCGCCTCTATCGGAGAAGTCAACTACACCTCTTGCCACTACATCGCCAAATACATCATCGAAAAAATTACAGGCGACCCAGCCGAAGACCACTATCGGCACATCAATCAAGACACTGGAGAAATCACTCAACGAACTCCAGAATTCAATCGCATGTCTCTCCGTCCCGGAATTGGTCGACCGTGGTACGACAAATACAAACGAGACATCATAAACACCGGTTCCGTCGTTACAGACGGACACCAAACGAAAATACCGGCTTATTACGACCGGCTTTTTCAAGAAGATTTTCCTTTTGAATACGATGACTACACTTACCAGAAGATACTCATGGCTCATAAATTCAAAAAGGACAATACAGAACACCGGCTACAGACCCGGGAATTCTGTGCACTAGAAGCACGTAAGAGAAATCTCAATAAAACACTCATATAAAGGATTTAAAATGATATTACAATTATTTAGCGTTTACGACTCTGCACTAGGCGCTTACGGTCGACCATTCTCATCACCATCTAAAGGTACGGGTATCCGCTCCTTCACTGACGAAGTTAATCACGTCGCACCAGAAAATCCACTTAACCGTCATCCGGATGACTATAAATTATTCCATCTCGGTTCATTCAATGACAAAACAGGCATTATTACACCTCCTGAAAACTCTAAAATGCCTATGCAATTAGTAACTGCAACAGAAGTACTAACTCAATCTAAAACATAAATCAATTTTGGAAGCGGGGCGTAAGCCCTGCTGAAACATTGATTAAACAAAGGAACTCACATGGCACTCAAAAACCCTCGCAATAAAAGCGTAGATGTCCACAAATTCGCAATGACACCAAAAGCCGATATACCGCGCTCATCATTCGACAGACAATCAACTCACAAAACAACATTCAACTCCGGAGACCTAGTCCCAGTTTACGTAGACGAAGTTCTTCCTGGAGATACATTCAACTTTCACATGACAGCGTTCGCACGCATGGCAACACCAATCTATCCAATAATGGACAATCTAAAAATGGAGTCCTTCTTCTTCTTTGTCCCTAACCGTCTAGTATGGGACAACTGGCAAAAATTCATGGGGGAACAAACTGACCCCGGCGATTCAATCGACTTTTCCATACCTCAACAAGTATCACCCATTGGTGGATACGCTATCGGTTCTCTGCAAGACTATATGGGCTTACCAACTGTAGGCCAAGTCGAGGCAACCTCAACCGTATCTCACAATGCGCTATTCTTACGCGCTTACAATCTAATCTTCAACGAATGGTTTCGTGACGAAAACCTTCAAGATTCACTCGTTGTCGATAAAGACGATGGCCCTGATACCATCACCGACTACACACTAAAAAAACGAGGCAAACGTCATGACTATTTCACATCATGTTTACCTTGGCCTCAAAAAGGCGAAGCCGTTACTCTTCCTCTAGGTACTCAAGCACCCGTTGTCGGTATAGGTACTACTACCGCCGGTGCATTTGCCGCCGATGGTACATCATGGCGCGAATCTACTGGTGACGATGTTGTCTACCCCTTCTCTAGAGGTACCGCTAGTGCTGGCGTAATAGCTATTCGAGGCGATGCAACTGGCGCAGCCGGTAAACCAGAAATTTACGCCGACTTATCAGAAGCAACAGCCGCAACAATCAACCAACTAAGACAATCATTCCAAATCCAAAAACTACTCGAAAGGGACGCTCGTGGAGGAACTCGATATACTGAAATTATTCGTGCACACTTTGGAGTCATTAGCCCAGATGCCCGTCTCCAACGTCCTGAATATCTCGGGGGTGGCTCTACTAACGTTAATATCAATCCTATTGCTCAGACTTCCGCCACAGGCGCATCAGGATCGACCACTCCTCTTGGTGAACTTAGTGCTCTTGGAACTCTGCATTCTACTAACAATGGCTTTACTCAATCTTTCACCGAGCATGGCATGGTTATCGGACTCGTCAACATCCGCGCTGACCTTACCTACCAGCAAGGTTTACGTAAAATGTGGTCAAGAAATACACGATATGATTATTACTTCCCCGAATTCGCTATGCTTGGAGAGCAAGGCGTCCTAAACAAAGAACTCTACATCACCGGCGAAGCCGCTGACGATGAAGTCTTTGGTTATCAAGAACGATGGGCAGAATATCGCTACCTACAATCACAAATTTCCGGACTTTTCCGGTCAACTGCAACTGGCACTATTGACGGTTGGCATCTAGCTCAAAACTTTGCTACCCGTCCAACACTAAACGACACTTTCATTACTGAAGATGTACCAATGTCACGCATCCTTGCCGTTGGCGCTGCCGCCGACGTTCAAGAATTCATATTTGACAGCTTCATCGAAGTCAAATCAACCCGACCACTGCCAATGTACTCTGTACCTGGCTTAATCGACCATTTCTAAGGAAAAATCATGGGACTATTTTCAAGTATCGCTAAAATAGCAGCTCCCGTGATTGGTGCCCTCTCGGGGGCACAAGGTCAATCATCTGCTAACAGAGCAAACATCGCACAATCTAAGGAGCAAATGGACTTCCAACGCGAAATGTCCAACACATCATATCAACGAGGCGTCGCAGACATGCGTAAAGCCGGTTTAAATCCAATGTTAGCCTATACCCAAGGGGGTGCATCCACCCCTAGCGGTACAAAGGCTGATATCGGCAATGTAACCAAAGCAGGCATAGAGGCTGCATCATCTGCCGCACAACTCTCTAACGTTCAATCACAAACCGAACTAAACGAAACAAACGCCGCTAAAAGTTTAGCTGAAGCCGAAAAAATCAGGGCTGAAACTGACTTCACCAAAGGCGCTCGTACCGACTTAACCAAGGAACAAACTAATAAAATCGGTTACGAAAACGCCAAAATATTGGCAGACACACAACTCTCTCAATCTAATCGTGGACTTGTTATCCAACAAATCAAAAATGCAATCGAAACTAACAAAAGCACTATCGCTTTAACTTCAAATACAAAAGCGAATACAGCGCTAACTCGTATCAACAAAATGCTACGCAGTACCGAACTAGCCGGCGCTAGAAATACCCAAAAATTTGACGAGGCCACAGGCTCCGGCAAACCTTCTCAACGTATGCTCATCGAGCTACTTAAACTCTGGACGAAAAAATGAAAAAACCATTCTTAAGGACTACTTACAACTATGACCGCAATCAAGCATCCCAAGACAGCGCTTTGCGCTGCGATGATTTATCTCTCGCTCAACAACACATGTTGGAGTCAACCGATATCAACTATATCGTTAAACAATTCGGAATCTCGGGCAAACTGCCTACAGGAGTTAGAACTCCTACTTACGGAGATTTCACCGGAGTCTATGACTATCACTCAGCAGTCAACGCTATCGCACAAGCTGGAGAATCATTTGATAAAATGCCTGCCCACGTACGTGCAAGATTCCATAACGACCCACAAGAATTCCTCGAATTCTGTTCAAACGAAGGCAATGCCGCCGAACTAAAATCGCTGGGACTAATCGACCCAGCACTTA